AAGACCTTTTACATTAGGTGTTAGGTTCTGTGCCTTCATACCATGAGCAAGATATATTTTTAATAGTCGTTCAAAGATAAAACCATCGTGCCACTCACGATACGATACTACCTCACCAATATCATAGCATCCTCGTAGGTCAGCTAATAGATAGTGAGGTGACTCATAGTCAAGATTGAAAGCAATAAAAGAAGTTTCACTATAGTCAACGTCTTTCCTACCTAAGTAAACCAACTCTGCTTTTTGGGAAACAAAGGTATCTAAATTTTTCTGAGAGAAAGGCTTAGTGGTTACTGTATCAGCATCCAACCAGATCATCCATCCACCCTTTGCCTCTTTCTCACCAATCTCTAAGGATAGGTTACTTTGTGTGACCACTTGATAGCATCCATACGCCAGTTGTACTGCATATTGCCACCCTCAGTACCATCATGGTCTTTCATTCTTTCTCTATAGTCAAGCATGTCTTGAACATCATTTAGATTACGATACTCAATAACTTCTGACTGTGGAAAGTCAGCTACTAATTCTTCAGGGCAGTCATGGTAGTATGCTATTAACTTTAGATCGTTCTTCCAAAACTTTTCCACTGACTCTAGCATATTCTTAGCGTAGCTTACATAACCACTAGCACTAAATGATGTTACAAACTTAGTCATATTGTTCACTCATCTCCCTGTATAATTCATTCCATTCTTTTGCATATTGATTATCAATATCTCTTTTACCTTCCCAGTTTCTAAACAATGGTCCTCCTGTTGTAAAGTGTACACACTTAGGATCAATGTCTTCAGATGAATGACCATCAAGCCAGTTCCATTCTTCAGATACTTGACTTACTGTCTCTGCCCAACACATACCATGTAACCAACTTCCGCTACTGGTGTTTACAGAAGACACAGTTAGTTCATTTAGTTCTGGATTACCACAGTTAAACAACATAAAACTTGACCAGTTCTTTCTAAAATAATTTTGTTGTACTTTATTTTTCATTTTATATTTGTCAGTAGGTTGGTACTTATGATGTACACAAGCTACAGAAAATTTTCTATTATAGAAGATATTAAATAATTTATTTATATCGTCTCTCATGTACATATCACAGTCCATAAACAACGCATGTCCTTGATGTACATTCAGAAATGGTACAAGAAAACGTGTGAAACTAAACTCAGTAGAAAATGGTTTACCGTCAAATGAATCTACCTGCTGACCATCCTTTATAATTTTTGTTCGCCAGTATAAACCTGTTCGCCTTAAACTATCCTGTTTTAGTCTAACAATATTTACAGGTGATGAAGCATATTTATTTATACTGTATTCAAGAACGTCACAGTAAGTTTTTTCTGTAGGGTCATAACCTATGTAAACTGTAGGAATACTACTCATCAGTATCTTCCTCTTCAATCTTTTCTGTAAGTTCTTTAAATGTAGTAAACTGTGAAGGCACCATAAAATATTCTAGTGTTGTTAGCATAGCATTCTTTAACTCATCTTCAATCAGATCACTACTAAGATCATCTATTATAACTGTCTTTAATATTTCTACAACAAGATTATCACAGGTAGTAGTTGTTAAATCTATTTTAATTGTTGGTTCAGTATCTAAAAAACTCATTGTATTCCTTTAAAAAAGGGGATGCGCTTCAGATAATAGCACACCCCCTAAGTATTATGTCTACTTTATTGCGATCAACTTAGGTTGTTCTTCTTCAGGAACAACTTCTTCCAATGTAATAGTAAGAAGACCATCCTTTAAGTCTGCGTCTCTTACTTCCATAGTATCAGACAGGGAGAATGATTTACGGAACTTACGTGCCGCAATGCCTGATACAATATAGTTTCTATTATCATTGCCATCTCTATCGCCAACAATATTAAGAATACTATCCTTCAATTCAATTGAAATATTTTCTTTTGAGTAACCAGCAACAGCAAGTGTTAGCTTATAAAAATTATCATCCTTTTCTAAATCATGCGGAGGGAATGCACCAACATTACTTGGCACATGCTTGAACAAATCTTCAAAGGTAAATCCCAACATATAGTCTGGGAGTGTCATACGATTTTTGTTAATATAGTCAATAAAGTTCATTGTTATCTCCTTGTTAAGCAAGTTAGTTTGGCACACCACTATGGTCGTACCATGCACATACTACTACAGTATACAATCGTTGTCAAGAAAAAAGTTAAGTAAACTTTTCTCCTCTAAACCAACAGACAAATGAACATCGTTCACCTTCTTTTACTTTTGTAATACGATGATAGACAAAGGAAGGAAAGACAGCAATGCTACCAGTTTTTCTCATATCTTTAAGTGTAGCAAACCTGTCTCCAGATTGAGGATGCACCCACTTCTGTACCTGTAAATCACCACCCTTAAACTCACTGTTAAGTGTGACACACACTGCCAGCTTTCTTCTGTAAGGATCAGAGGGTAGTTCTACGCCAGCATCCATGTGCCAATCGTAGAACTGTCCCTTGCCATAGAAGGAAATCTGTGGAGTTTCAAAACAATTTATGTGAAAGTTCCAGCCAGCTTCCTCGTTAGCTGTCTCTGCGTACAGTTGCAGAATGGAAGTTAGTTCAGGATTTTCTAACCAAGTAAGTCTACTATTTCTTACCTTTTCAAGTAGAACACTATTGCCATTCTGAGATACATCCGCTTCCTGACTGTCTAACTCCTTAGCAATACCTATTATACCGTTGCATAGTTCTTTTGGTAGTACCTCTTTATAAGTGTGATACGTAAGCATTAAACTCCGCAACTCCCTCCGTGTCCAGTAATATCACAAATGTCATGTGTCTCAAGTCCTTCCTCAAACTCTTCACCTAGTTTATCAACAGCTTCAGTATAAGGTACTGAGGTTAATGGTTGCCCACCACGACATGAATCAGGGTATACAGTAAAGCCACGTAAACGATGTGCGTAAGAGGCAAGAGTATCAGTAAAATCCACAACAGTATCTTCATTGTTTAGCTTACTTCCCCACGATGGTAGATTAATAGTAGAGGATATGGACATATCTACATAGTCTTGAACATCAGCTTGGAACTTCATACGTCTTTTGTAATCCCCTGCAAGATCAAGAGCAGACTCAATTTTATCTGGTTTAGTTCCATAAAGATCAATCAATTCTTGTGCTGCACTATCTACTACATACTGGTAGTGCCAGCGTGTACCACCTTTTAAATACCTACGTTTATATGCTACAGCAAAGATTGGTTCTACTCCTGTGCTTGTACCCGCAAGAATACCAATGCTTCCTGTAGGTGCAATAGCACGGTTAGCTACTGGTCTACTAATATCCATTTCATCAGCAGTCTTTTTAGAAGTATCATCAGTCACTCCTTTATAAACTCCTAACCATTGGTGTAGTTCATCAGTAACTTCATACTTATAACCTCTCTTAATTAACCACTCATGCATACCCATTAGACCTAGACCCAACCTACGATTCTTCGTCCGTACTTTATAGACTTTATCATAAGGTAGCTTTGCTTTAAGAGTACCGCACATAAGAAACTTAGTAGCTAAGTGAACAATATCTTTAAACTCTTTTAGATTATCTACTCTTCCAAGGTTGACTGAACCTAAGTTACATACATCCGAATCGTCCTGCGAAGTAACTTCAGTACATGCATTACGTAGTGTTTCATTTTCTTTATCAAAGAAGTTAAAAGAGAATCCCGGTTCGGCGGTTTGTAAGGCTTGTCGTACATTCTGCTTAAATGTAGTCCCAACATCACCTGTCTCCCAATAGTTAATTAACCATTCAGTATCGTAGTTCACGCTGATGTTTGTCATGTCCAGAGGAGCTATGTAGTTAAAATCTTGTTCCTTTACCTGACCGATAGTAAAGCCTGTGTTACCAACGGGCATGTCATACCAGTTCTTACTGACCAGAAACTTTTCTACATCAGCATGTTTCCAGTTCATACTGGCATAGATAGCTGACCTACGACTACCACCCTGCATTACCCTTCGACCAATTTCGTTGATCATTAGCATCTTAGGTATAGGACCAGAAGCAAGACCACCAGTACCTGACAACACTCTACCTTCCTCGCGGTATACAGAGTAGTCAACACCAATACCACCTCCTGTCATCAGACATGACTCACTCTTCCATGATAGGTCTGCCCAATCTTCACGTGTATCTTCTTCTGCTTTCAA